CGACCTATCAAGAAGGCATTGTGTCGGCAATCGACCCGAAAAGCCACAAAGTGCGGTGTAAAGTTCCTGCCCTTGAAGATTTAGAAACTGCGTGGCTCTCTTTCCTCACGCCAAACGCAGGCGGAAACCAGTTTTACTGCTTGCCTGACGTGGGAGAATTGGTAGCGATTTTACTTGATGCACGTGGCGAAGGTGGTTGCGTGCTGGGAGCGATTTATAATGAGCAAGACAAAACGCCAGTGCAAGATGGCGACATTTGGTTCAAAAAATTTAAAAACGGCACAACTATTGCCCACGACCGTAAATCAGGCGATTTAACCATTCATACCAGCGGTAAAGTTATCGTCAATGATTGCGAAGTGGAAGTGAACAACGGCAATGTCAATGTGAACGGTGGCGATGTGATCGCAGATGGTATTTCGCTGAAAAATCATAAACACCTTGAACAAGGCGATGGTAAGCTCACTTCTCCGTCAAAATCTTAGAATCTTTGACCGCACTTTTCTTTAAATCAGTTTAAAAGCCCCACCCCAAATAGCCTTGTATCATCAAGGCTATGAATATAAATCCGATACACTCAACCCACTGGCAACTTGCACCGAACCTTAACGAGCAGGCGGTGCAAGGCATTGATGATATTCATCAGTGCATTGCCAACATTCTCAATACGCTCAAAGGCACCGATGTGCTTCGCCCTGAATTTGGCTCGGATCATTTTCAATATATTGACCAGCCCGAAGATGTCGCCCTGCCCAATATGGTGCGTGAAATCACGCTTGCCCTGCAACGATGGGAAAACCGCATAGAAGTCGAAAGTGTGCAAATCAGCGGACAAGCTCCGCATTTTGAATTGTTGATTTTCTGGACTTTAGTGGACGATGTATATCGGGAACTTTATCAGACACAGGTGGCACAATGAGAAAAGAAGACGTGAAAATTGTCTCCGATGATATTAAGCAAATTTTAGCGGAAGCCATTGCCGACTACGAGCAGCGCACAGGTAAAACATTGCAACCTGCCCATATTGAACGGTCGATTATTCAATCTTACGCCTACCGCGAAATGTTAGTGCGACAAGGCATTAACCACGCCTTTTTGCAAACCTTTCCGCAATTTGCCACAGGGCTTGCTTTAGATTTATGCGGCGAACCGATGGGCTGTTATCGCTTATCAGACCAAGCTGCCGAAGTCACTTTGCGTTTTAGCGTGAGTGGTTCGCATTCCACCATTGTTATTCCACAAGGTACGCTGGTTGGTGCAACCGACAGCCTATTATTCGCTACGCAAACCGAAGTACGAATTAACCCGACTGAGCAATATGTGGATGTAACGGCGATTTGCCAAACCACAGGCGAAAGTGGCAACGGCTGGCAAATCGGGCAAGTAAAGACACTCAAAAGCGAACTGCCAGCCGATGTAACCGCCTCCAACATTGATGTGTCGGCAAATGGTATCGACACTGAAAGCGATGATGACTACCGCAAGCGGATTTTGCTTGCGCCAGAAGCCTTCACCACTTGCGGTTCGGTTGCCGCTTACGAATATCACTCTCGTAGCGTGTCGCAAGTGATTTCTGATGTGGCGATTTCCACCCCTCAAGGTGGCACAGTCAAAGTCACGGTGCTTACCAAGCACGGACTGCCGTCAGCCATTTTGCAGGAGAAAATTCGCCACTACATCAGCGGCGAAAAACGTCGTCCGCTGTGCGACACCGTGATTGTGGCTGCGCCTGAACGCAAAAGCTATCGAGTGGTTGCTAACTTAGATTTGCTCGCTACCGTCGCCGAAAATGAAGTGAAAGCCAAAGCCGAAACCGCTTTGCGAACCTATCTTTCATCACGCACGCAAAAATTGGGGCTGGACATCGTACCGCTCGATATTCAAAGCGTGCTGAAAGTCGCAGGCGTGTATAACGTGCATTTGGCAAGCCCACAACTTACTGAGCTCACGCCTGAACAATGGGCAGAATGCGAAAGCATCGCGATTAACATCAACGCGGAGCGCAAAGATGGCTAAGTTGCAATATCCGTCAATCATTGAAATATCGCCAAAACTGACCGCACTTGCCGACCTTGGCAAGCGGTTAAACCGACTGGATAAATCGCAAATTATGACCAGCTTTGTGGATTTAGTCCCGACCGAGTTTTTAGAACTGCTTGCCGAAAAATGGAGTGTCACCGGCTATGACGGCTGGTTACTTGCAGAAAGTGTAGAAGCCAAACGGAAACTCATCAAGAGAGCCGTCGAACTGCACCGCTACAAAGGCACACCGTGGGCAATGCGGGAAATTATCCGCCAGCTTGGGTTTGGAGAAGTGGAGATTATTGAAGGTTTATTCGATAAACGTCACGACGGTTCATTTACCCGAGACAGTACATATTTTCACGGCGACCGCTCCAAATGGGCACATTACCGTGTGATTCTGCAACAAACCATTACTAACGACCAAGCCGATTTACTGCGAAAAACCTTGCGTGTTTTCGCTCCCGCTCGCTGTGTGTTAGCGAGCTTAGACTACCGTCAAGCAGCACTTCGGCACAACGGTATGGCAATGCGTAACGGCAGATTTAATCGTGGCACAGCTTAACTCAAAAAGGAAACAAAATGGCAAATTTAACCTTAACCCGACAATGGGTGGAAAACATCTATCAATTGGAAACCTCCGACCCTGTAATGGGCGGACCAGACGGCATTGATAACCGTCAAGCGAAAGAGCTGGGGGCGAGAACCAACTGGCTAAAAGACCAAGTAGACACCATCAACCGAGACCGCACTGGCTACGCCACCAAAGCCAGCCCTGCGTTCACAGGTGTCCCAACAGCCCCTACTGCCAACCCAAACACCAACAACACCCAAATTGCGACGACAGAATTTGTGAAAACCGCAATTGCTGCATTGGTGGGTTCTGCGCCTGCTGCGTTGGACACGCTAGAAGAATTGGCACGTGCATTAGCTGGTGATGCTAACTTAAAAGCAACTTTGCTTGCGGAAATTGGGAAAAAAGCGAATGCCACTGATTTTAATGCCTTACATGATTTATTTGTTGGTATCCCTATTCCTTATCCGCTTTCTACCGTCCCAACAGGTTGCTTAGCGATGAACGGACAGCGATTTGATGCTCGTCGTTATCCAAAATTAGCACAGAAATATCCATCAGGGCAGTTGCCTGATTTACGTGGGGAATTTATCCGTGGTTGGGATAATGGACGTGGGGTTGATGCTGGCCGTGGGATGTTGTCGGTGCAATCTGATGAAATCAAATCACATAATCATAAATTTAAATATATAGGCCAAAATCAAAGATCCGAGTCAAACAGAACGGATATCTTTAACCAACTGACTGTAGGTGATTCAGTCTATAGACATGATCGAAGAGATGATTTAATCATCAAAGTCGCAAATGAGTCTGATGTGAAGTATGGGAAAACACCTTACAATGATGTTTCAATCTATATCAATAACACTGGTGGGGCTGAAACCCGCCCTCGCAACATCGCCTATCATTACATCTGCCTAGCCGAATAAGGAGTACAACATGACCGTAACATTTAATCAAGACGGCTTTGCCGAAACCAGCGGTGAAATCATCGTTTACTGTACAGGCAACAAGGGCATTTACAGCCACAGCACAACCGAATATGTGAGCGAAGGCGGAAGCCTTTCCGCAGGCAGTTATTTAGATGCCCCTCCGCCAGCCAAACAAGGCTTTGTCATTGTGCGAGCAGATAACAGTTGGCAATACCAAGCTGACCATCGTGGCACCTATTACAGTAAGGAAACGGGCAAAAAAGTAGAACATACCGAACTAGGTGAATTGCCTGATAATTTAACCGCACTTGCACCACTTGCTGAACCATGCAAATGGAACGGTACAGCATGGGTAAAAGATGAAGCGAAAATTGCTGATAATTTTACAACAACCCAAACTCGCCTTATCACCAACATCGATGAGCACGCGGCAAAAATCTACAGTACATGGACGAGATTTGAAAGCGAGTACCGCGAGCGACAAACGGCAGCGGAAGCCTTTAAAGCGGCAAATTATGAAGGTGAGTGCAGTCGTTATATCTCAGACTTTGCGCAACGTGCGAGACTGGATAATAAGACCGCGACAAACCTGATTTTGACACAGGCAGCAGGGCTAGAAAAACTACAAATGGAGCTTGCCAACCAACGTATGCGCAAGTATGAGCTCAAGGCACCTAATCTCACACTTGAGAAACTGCAATCAATCTACGATGACATTATCAAGCAAATGGATAACTTGATGGAGGCATATAAAAATGGCTAAGGTTTATTTGGCGATGTACAAATACAAACGTGACTGGCGCAAGAAGCCCATCAAAGCGATAGCCGACCGCATCACTCGATTTTTCACTAAGGGGAAATACTCGCATTGTGAAATCGCGGTAGAACGCATTGAATTTACTAACGGACACCATTATGAGCATGCAACAGTGTATGAGTGCCACTCATCTTCAGTACAAGATGGCGGCGTACGTTGCAAGCAGATTGATGTATCCGATAACACCAAATGGGATTTAATCCCCCTCACCGATGTCACCGAGGCGCAAATCAAAGCCTATTTTAACCGCACTTTGGGGTGTAAATATGACTGGTGGGGTGCGCTAGGAATCGTACTTGGAATCAAACAAAAACGCAGTAAGTATTTTTGCAGTGAGTGGTGCTTTAATGCGATTTGTGGCGGGGAAAATGGCTGGCGGTTTAGTCCGAATCAATTAGGGGCTATATTTAATAAAGAGAAAAGTTAAAAGGAGCGTTTACCCTGCACAAAGTTTAATTCAGTAAAGAAAAGACGGCGATGACAACGGCACTAGGAATGCTCGTTGTTACCAGCTACGCAGAATGAGCCTGCATATAGCCATACGCCGCCTACCTTGCGCAAGGCGGGCGGATTGTAACAAATCTTTTGATTAGGAGAAATATATGCAGTCAATTAAAGCAATCCGTTGCACATTTTGTAACAAATTATTGGCGAAAGTGGGGATGGTTGGTTATTTAGAAATCAAATGCCCTCGTTGCAAAACCGTTAATACTACACGTTAATTTGATTTGAGTGTCAGAATGCCTTGAGCATCGGAACGCCATAGAAAGGAAAAACTATGGCAAATCAAAACACCTTTAAACAAGCCCCGTTGCCGTTTATCGGACAAAAACGAATGTTTCTTAAGCATTTTGAAACAGTTTTAAATGAGAATATTAAAGGTGAGGGTGAAGGCTGGACGATTATTGATACATTCGGCGGATCGGGCTTACTCAGCCACACCGCCAAACGGTTAAAACCGAAAGCCCGCGTCATTTACAATGATTTTGATGGATATGCGGAAAGATTAGCACATATCAGCGACACTAATACCTTACGCGCACGAATCTTCGCCAGAATTGGTAACGCTACGCCAAAAAATAAGCGTTTACCAAAGTCGTTAAAGGCAGAAATCATCCAAATCATTGATGAATTTCAAGGCTATAAAGACTTAAATTGTTTGGCGAGTTGGTTGCTGTTCAGCGGTCAGCAAGTCGGCTCATTGGAAGAACTCTACCGAAAAGATTTCTGGCATTGTGTGCGGTTAAGCGATTACCCTGGTGCAGAGGGGTATTTGGATGGCGTAGAGATTATGAAAGAATCATTCCACACGCTTTTGCCTAAGTTTAGCAATGATCCGAAAGCGTTGTTTGTATTAGATCCGCCTTACCTTTGCACCAAGCAGGAAAGCTACAAACAAGCCACCTATTTTGATTTGATTGATTTCTTGCGACTGGTCAATATTACGCGACCACCGTATGTGTTCTTTAGCTCGACGAAGTCGGAGTTTATTCGCTTTGTGAATTATATGCTGGAAGATAAGGTGGATAATTGGCAGGCGTTTGAAAACGCCAAACGGATTACTGTCAATGCCAAACTGAACTACCAAGTGGCGTATGAAGACAATTTAGTCTATAAATTCTAGCAGTAACAAAGGCTTCGAGTAATCACGAAGCCTTTTGCATTAGTCTTCTAATTCGGAAAGCAAACAATAAAACGGTGGGGCGAAAGGGGCAAGTGTGGACGTAAATCTGACTACACAATCTTTATGCCCGTCTTCCACAAACCGCACATCTAAAAACGCCGTGTTATACACAAAGGTTTGCCCCCGTCCGTTAGGTAGTGAATATTGCGAACCGTCCGCAATAAAACCGTCGTGTTCTTTCACGGCAACAAGGGCTAATTCCATCATCATTTCTTGCTCGGTTCTCATTCTAAAGTTTGTCATTTTGTAGTTTCCTGTGCTTGTTTAAGTTGGTCACAGGATTACTCTCTTCGGCAGGCATAGCAAATCATCATTGCGGCAAAAACGACTGACTGCGGTCGAATTAGACTGGGGATGTATGGACTGCTAAATAAGTGCAGATATGTAACGCCATTTCACTAAATGAAAAAACAAGAAAAGGAAATTATCTTGCTTTTTTAGGGGCGGTTATGTTGAGCGGGTTTAATAGCTAAAGAAGATCAGCAGTTAGTGAAGATTGCTCAATATGGCG